AGAGACCATAATGCTAATTTAGCAAATCTAGTATCGTTGTCTCTATATGTACCAAGCCATAATTTATCACTATCTACAAATGTTGGTATAATATTTATGTATTGACCATTATTTATATACTTAGACTGATAAAAAACTCTTCTTATTGTATCATCTGTATTAATTATATTTCTACCTCCGAAAGAATAAGAAATTTTTTCTCCATTATTGGATATAGTATTAAACATAAAAGCTCCATTGTTCTGTGATTCAGCTTTAGATAATACAGCAGCATCACCATTAGAGCCGATATTTATCCTAATTCTTTCATAATCGGCAACAACTGTATAGTCCTTCAAAACAGGGAGACCGGTCACCTTGCCGAAGTCGTTGATTCCGTCGAGACAGAGAGCGTGTTCGATGGTGGGGAGGACTTCGATAGTAATATCCAAATCTATATTTTCTGGGTTAACTTTAAGTCCCATCCAAACATTAGATAAAATTTCTGCTGGGACAAATATAGTGCTCTTAGGACAAACATATTCTCCATCTTCAGTGATTCTAATCGAGGCAATATCACTAACATTATCTTCCGAAACATAATTATAAACAATATTTTGACCTTCTTTAAGTCCGGTTACTTTGAGTTTAAAAGTAGGAATAGAAACTTCATTAACTGTTCCGTCTTTATAAACATAAGTAAACAATAAGGCAAAATTATCATTTGCTTTTGTGAGGTGGATAGAATTTCCAGTAAGCTCAAATATAAAATCAGTATTATTACTACTAGCCATTTTATCCCAAGTTTTATTAGCACCAAACACAACCGGATAGCTATTGATTCCGCTCTCTCCTTCCCAACCGACGTTATTTAACTGGATGTTGTGACCTCCTACAAAGTCGATCAACTGATCGTTAAACTCTGCATGGTTCTCGTTGGTGATACCCTGCTTCTTGATGTTGTAGTACAACTGAGGCTTGATGATCTGTCCCGGACGGTCAAGGTTATAGTAGGCGATGATCTGATTGATTTCGTCAGTGGTCAGAACTTTATTAGCGATGAATCCTCCTGCGTAGGCAATTTTAACACATTTTCGAGGAACATTATTTGTATCAAGATATCCGATAACTGAAAAATAATCAGCAACTCCAGCAGCTGTAGGATAGCTAGCAGTGAAATCATTCTTATCTCCTAAAATATCATTGACAACCGTAACATTTCCTATCTCGTTAATACTTGAGGACGTATATCCACAAATATAATATTTGCCATTAAGGCCATTCCTTTCGAACATATTATTCCGGATAAACCTTTTGCCCAATACATTGACATGATCAGAGCCTATATCGGAAATATAGTTAATTATGCTAATGACAGTACATTCCTTGCTATCTCCTATAATTTCGTCAACGGTCTTTTCGCTGACGATCATGTCGTCTACTCCGTCTGTACATAGCCAGCCTTCGAAGTCGGTTCCCGGTAATCCATACCCACTGCCCTCCGCAAATCCGAAGTTCAGCAGGCGCATGTCGTTCCCGTTTGGTGTCAAGTCCTTCAGGACAGCCCGGTCAGGGTCGTCGTTAGTCTTGCCCCAGGTGGATATAGCCATCTTGACGTGGCTGAGTAGTTCGGGGTCGATGTAGGGACGACCGGAGTCCGAAGAAGCTACCGGAACTCCCAAGCGTATCGCATTCATGCGAATAGGATCAAGCCCTATCGCATCAAGCTTAATTGGATTTAATCCTATTGCGTTCATCACTCTTCTTCCTCAAAAATAGAAGCCTTTACCGGTTCCGTTTCACATTCGATTTTGAGATATTGTCCGGGGATGCAACCAACGACCGGACGAGCGAATTTCTTATCGTAATTTCTACTCTCTACAACAGGGAAGTTTTCTCCGTCATAGCTTATATACACCCAAAGCTTACCACCTTTTTCAAATGTAATCTGCAATCCTACTTCCGCAGAATTTACCTGAACGGCATCGCTTACATAGTTCTTCGCACCCTTCGTAAAGGTTATAGCTGTTTCTTTCATGATTATTCCTCCTATTTTTTTGCTGTTATCACTGTATTTCGTAAAAAATTCGGATACTCTGCCCGCACATCAAAACAAGGACACGCCTTGATAAATTCTGCCGGTTCCACCTCACCCGAGCCATCCAGATCAGGTGAAGCATCCCGATGACCGAGCAGCTCGATGATATCATACTCTTTACAGAGCTTCGCTATCAATTCGCGCAATGCTGTTTTTTGCTCGACAGTACGGGTATCGGCCGGTCTTCCACTCGCGTCCATACCACCGATGTAGCAGATACCGATACTATGTTTATTATAACTAATACCGGAAAACCCTTTCGTGTTACAATGTGCCCCGTCAATGGATAATGACCGACCGTTTTCTACGGTACCATCTAAATCAATTACAAAGTTATAGCCAATTTGATTAAAGCCACGCGCCCGGTGCATCCGGTCAATATCCTTAGCTCGCAAGTCTTGCCCGGCTTTTGTAGCCGAGCAGTGGATAATTATTGAGTCTATATCTTCTCTTTTCATATACTTTTCCTCCTATAAAATTAATGTTAATACTCCCAACGCCAAACCTCCGCAATCACAGATAATATCCTTGATGGAAAACTCGCTTTTCTTACAATACTTGTCGTATATTTCCTTCAGAATAAAGATCGCAACGGTTATAGCGACCGCTAACCATAGCGGAATATATTTTGATAGCCACATAACCAAATTCTGGCATACTATAATGTGGGCTATGCTGTCTATGCCTATCATGGATAGAAGCTTGCCGGCTAATGCGCTGATTTTATTTATCATATTCATTTTCTATTTTATAATTTATTACTTTTGCAAAAAATGATACACCTATGGATATTTCAGAATTAATAAAAAGCTATAACGCTGAACAAAAGAATGTATTTACAGGATTTTGCATACAACTGCCACTATGCTTTTCTATTTTGTATTTATATATACCAGAGTTTAAATCTCTCGATGTATATTTGCAAATCATATTTACGGCAACTTCTTCTATATTATCCATTTACTTTTCTTTTATATGGTTATGTCTATGTTCTTCTATATCAAAAAGAAGATACAAACTAGAAGCCTTTATACTAATTCTTCCCATATTAGTGACATCGTCTAAATTACTTATATCTCCTTCAGATTACATCCTAGGATATGAACATGCTTTAACTACGTTTCTTCAAGCTTCTGCGATTCTTTACACTCCTTTTGCCATTTTTGGGCTTATTCTCCGCAAATGCATAGAGTATGATAAAAAGCAAAAAGGGAAGAACATAAATAATAGTGTATAAATTCATACTTACTTCTCCTTTTCTATAATCTCCTTCACATCTTCTTTATCAACCTTGAACACCTTCTTTCCAAAGACTCCCAAAGCTCCAATTACATTTATATTGATCCCCTTTGGTTTCAATATATTGCCGACAATCGAACACCCTTCAATAAAGCATACCAATAAGCAGGAATATACATCGATAGGATATTCGCTATGACTTGCCACAGTGATCATGCAGACCATGCAGACAAAAGCAAAATAAGTAACCATCTTTCCCATAGTAGCGCGAATTGCACGAGAGAATCTGACTTTTTCACCCATTAGCATACTTTTTCTGACACCGAAGAGAAGATCACAAAGGATTACCGCGCATGATACAATCAGCCACGGAATCATATTCTGCAATGACTCGGAAACAAATGCGGTAGCGATTGCCGCAAATCCGCCTGTAGTTGTATGTACTATAGCTTCCTTCATAGCAAACAAGTCAAGTAAACGGTTAGCAATGAAATTAACTCAATCCAGAACATCGATTTGCATGCCGTCAGGTCCCATATAAGGTTTCCGGACCAATTCTTGACTACAAACGTTATCGCGTAGATCAGAAATGCAGCCCATAGCAGCAGCCAATACCACGAATTGCATCCTACCCATATTTGGGAGAATACAAGCGACATCACCGCGCCGGCTATATGAGCTTTCTTGTGTGCTCCTTTAAAATTCGGGGATACTCCCAATACAATCATTCCGACTACAGAAAGAAAGATCAGGAACTGACTGTTTTCTGTACTTGCATCCAATGCGGCCGGAAGCAACAACAAAGACGGGAGAATCATGCATATACCGAACCAATACCTGTTACTCAGAATGTAATAGGTATCGGAAATAGAATAAGGGATACCCTTTGTCTTGTAAATCATCACACCAACATAAGATGCGAAAACCAATAATGATAGTATTGCCAAAATCATAGTTTTATCTGTTTATAATGAAAACTCTAGTTTATTCGGATAACCGGTCTTGTAGTTGTAAGACTCGACTTCCTCTCCCGTCTGCAATCCCCGAACGAAAGCAATATGCTGCTGCGTCACATTATAGCAATCAAGAGCATATAACTCTAATGAGTTCAGCATAAGGAGAGCACTTGAAACAGGTATCGTATACTTTACCGCATCAAACCATAAAACGGTATCCAGTCTTCCGGCCTGCTTCTCAATATTGATTGAGTTAACAAGACCTACGCGGTCCTCTTTGGTAAGCCACATTCTCTTTCCGGAGAGAGTGAATGAATTCACAGCGTCTGACTTGTCATAAGCATTAATATCCGCTATCTTCATCTCTTTTAGTTCATCAAGGGTATACTCATGATCAACCAATACGGGATAGCCGCTTTCGTTCTCCCTTATTTCCTTTCCGGATGACTGACCGTCCAGCAACTCCTGCCAGTATTCTTCCGTTATCTCTACTGAACCTTCTTGTGGCTCATCGTAGAATCCTTGTTTCCAATATTTTGCCATAATATTATTTATTTCCAACGCCCAACGGCTATCCAATAAAAAGGATTAGTTCCCGCGCCAGTACCATTACTATCCCCAACGGTATATCTACTACGTATTCTAAAAAGGTTTGTACCTACCGATATTATAAAACCAGAAACAACATTCATACCGCTGCCCGGTTCGTAGTAGGTAATCACAGGAACATAACTGGTATTATAAAATGATAGTGGTAAATACACATAGGTGTCGTTGCTTGAGCTTGACTTGTATCCCCACTGAATCAATAAACCATTATTAAACTTAGCATATCCGTTCATGCCCAAGGATAGAGTCATAGCGTTAGACAAGTCTGCCTTTGCCAAGTCGGGAATCATGTTCAGCAATTCTACAACTCTATCCCCTGTAAATCCGCTATTATAATCACTCATGCAAACTCTTTTTTAATCACATTAAACGTACTTCCATCTGACAACAAGAAACGTCCTTCAGCAACAGCAAATGCCTGTCTCTTGCCTATCTGGGAGATGGTAGTGGAGACAGATGCCTGTACTCCACTATTAGTTGTCCTAAACACAACAGTCTGCTCCCTGTCGAGTCCTTCGTTGGCAACATCGCTTGACACGCTTGCGGTTCCATTTGAACCGGGAGTGATAACGATGTTGCCTTTTCCTTCTTTCCAAGGAATCTGCATGCTCATTATGCGGCAGTCCAAGAAGTGTTAGACGTAACATTGACGGATACAGCAGATCCACTCTGAGGAATAGTAATTTCCGTCGGAGAAACAGACAATGTAGCATCACCGGCAGCCTGTTTGATAGCAATCTGAGCAGCCTGTCCGCCATTGGCCGTCACCTTTAAGGTTCTAACGACCTCTTCGATAGTATCGTTTTTAGGAAACTCCAACTCGATAGAGAAAGGAAATTCCGCAGTAGCTCCCGGGTCACCGGCAATAGTAGCCGCATTGTTAGTCTGAGTTCCATTCGCGCTATACTTTGCAGGCAAGGTAACATCCGTTACGCTTCCCGCCCACGCAAACGTCAATTTCGAAGAGTTTGTTTTACCCTCGATGGTCACTGTTCCTGCTGTTTTAGGAGCAGACATCTCAGAACCATTATCAAAGGAAGCAAACTCAGACTTCGGTGACTGAGTTACCTTATAGACCGAAGGGGTGGATACACCGACACCGGTCACCGTTACTGTTCCTGTACGAGCAGTACGCCCTGTGTGAGCGTCTGCGCTATTTGCAATTGTCCCGTTACCTGATCCGGTAGACGGATTTAATTTTAACCAACTAGGTTTTGCCATAATACAAAATTTAAATAAAACAATTCAATTAACTATATCATTCTTCCTGCACAGCATGCCATACCACATTGGACAACACATCGATGTTATCCTCGAAGTTATTCGAAGGCATCAGCCATATGTAATCAGGGTCAACTTTTAGATAAGCCTGTTTACCAACATCACAGACAACCCCTATCGACACCTTCATGCCCGTTGCCGAAGCGGAAACCTTCATCTCATCAGCTTTGGCCGATACATTTCCAATGCCCTTGATAGCTTCGATATGTACAGATATACATCCCATTTTACACTGTCTTTATACCGGTATTCATCTTATCTACCTCTACTCTTGTTCCGCCTTCATAGTCGGAGTCAGGAAGGTAAGCCGTAGTCTCCAGCCAGATTTCCCCCGATCCGATAATCTTAGTGTCAACATAGCAGCTGTAGCTGTTCTCATTAATGCGTACCATCTTAGACTTCTCTATCACCTGTGAGGCGGAGAAGACAAAGAAGCGGCATTGGAAGTCCACATCATCCATCGTCAGCCCCGAAGGGAGGTCGATGGAGATTGCCAACTTGATTATTGTACCTTTTGCTCGCATATATGTTATTTATCTATTATTCTTTTAATTACTGTACCGCCTCTCTGGTTCGTCCTATAATGGCGATTTCGAATGGGGAATCTCCATAGTTTCCATCCTTATGAAAGGTTCTGACAGTAAATTGATTATCATTCTTGTCTGTAAGCGCAGCAATACTCCAGGTCCCATGAACGGCAGTTGCTTGAACAAAATACTGAGTATGCCTAAGATCGTGATTAAAAGCGTAGAGACCAGCTTGTCCGTGATATATGGAAGAAATACTGCATCCATCTCCCCATTTATTTTCTATTGTACCATTAGCACTTATTCTGGCTGCCCACAGGACACCGGGGGCATTCCATTTTTCACCTGCACGCTGATGAAATTCATGAGATCCGGCACTTGAAATCGCATTAGATGCTCCATTACCAATAATGCTTAATACGTTTTTATTCGAACTTCCACTAAGACTCACAGCAGATCCCTTATCATTTCTGATTTGAAGAAGCGCGGCACTTGGATTAGCTATTCCATATTCATTTATTCTGAGGAAGCGAACCAAGTTATCTCCAACCATAATTGCACCTTTGTAATCGGCAGAGGTAAGCCAATTATCTTCAATTTTAAAGCCTGCTATTTTCCCACCATCGGCCTCAATAGTTCCTTTGAATATGTACTTCTTAGTTAACGGATCAAGTTCAAAGACTATCTCATTATCAACCAGTGCGAAAATTCCGGTACGCTTTTCTCCGTCAACTGTGATACAGTCCCGACCAATAGCAACACCGGTAAGTTTTCCACTGCTGTCCTTCGTCCCAGAAAACATCTTTGGGGATACAATATACTCCCCGTCAATCTCTGTCTTATTATTATCCCATTGTTCCACCCAAGGAAGCAGATTCGCATCTTTTCCGTCCTCTCCCGGTTTGCCATCTGCACCCGGTTCGCCGTCCTTCCCGTAATGACCAAAGAGACGATAGTTCTTATATTCTCCCCACTTTCCATCCTGTAGAGTACGTTCACAAGTATACTCATAAGGATAAGTTTCCGATGCTCCACGAGGATTATCCACCCACCAGAGCACATCTTCCCAGTATGTTTCATTAGTCGGAGCAATCCCCGAATGCGCCTGAATAGCTACCTTGTATACATCATTGTATTTTACTATGTTACCTGCCGAATAGAATTTTGAGCTACTGTATTCAGGAGCATCACCAATGTATTCGTTAACGTATTCGTTGGATGTCGGAAGGTCAATAACATTACGCTTAGACTTTGCAAGCAGGTAAACCTGCTCCTCGGTCTTGGAGTCCGTTGGGAATATGACAGGTTCGCTCCAGGAAGGAGTTGTTTTACCATCAATCACTGCAGTGGAATACCAACAGGTAGTAGGATCGAGCATACGAAACTTGACTCTGTCCTCGTTACTACTTGTGCTGCTGTCTTTCGTGTATACAATTTCAACAAAGTGACTGCCGGCTGTAGGCACTGCAATATCCACCACCGCATTGGTTACTCCACTTCCCTCCCAGGCATGTTCGTTGGAACTGCTATATGATGTATCAAGGGCTTCTACGATACCTTTGTCGTAGTTCTGCTCAGATGATACATCAATCTCTATATGTATCATCTGATTAGCTCTTCTTGTCGTAAACGACACTCTTTGCTTGTATGTCGAGGAATGAGATGTAGGAGATGGAGAGACATAGTAATCACCGTCTTTTGTAAAGTTACCCGAATAAGAGAAGGTAATATCCTCCCGATCCGGAGAAAGGGACCATCCTGCCGGATTTGCACCGGTAGGCGTAGCAGGCTTTCCGAAAGCATACTTATACCGTAGCTCCGTATATTTACCCGGTAATCCCTTGAATCGTATAGGATCACCCCATGTGCCGGAAGAAGCGCTTGAAGCGACCTTCTGAGAAATCCAGACAACATCTTTTGTTGCGTTAGTGTGCCATCCTCCGCTTGTCCCGCTTCCGGTCGGACGGGATGGTTCATCTTCGCTGTCATGGTATGTAATGAAAACACTCAGGCCATCCGTGCCGTCAGTACCATCTGTTCCGTCCTGACCGTCCGCAACCATCAACTCCCAAGCGGCGCCGTTATAGATATAGACGATACCATTACTGGTATTGCGATAAGCCCAGTTTTTTTGAGGATTGGCAGGAGCGCTTGATAAATCCCCTTTCCACGTAATACTGAGCCCGTCTTTACCATCTTCACCATTTATACCGTCAAGCCCCTTCTTCCCGTCTGAGACAACAGCAATCGTTTCGCGGTCGATCAGTACTACTCCCGATGTTTCATTGTAAAGCCGGAACTGTATCTTATCTGTTATCCCGGAGACGGATATTTGCTTATCCGGAGTATAGCTAGTCGCATTTCCTGAGTCTATAATATAATCCATTGAGTAGCCAACTGGCAGAGAGGATACGACAGTAGAAGCTCCGTCGGTCTTCATCACCCGGCAGGATATATTCGAGACATCACTGTTCCCGTCAGCATCTCTCTTTATGATATTGGTCGATGGCTGAAGCGAGTAAATGACCGCGTTCTGACCATTTGTTCCGTCAGTCCCATCCTCTCCATTCTCCCCCGGCTTCACTTTGTTTATCGATAAATGCAGGGTACGTTCATACTGAGAACCTTTGTATGTTACCCGTCCCGTTATGGGTATACGAATTACATCAGCCACCGCAGCAGTAATAGCTGTTACCTTAACTATCCCTGTGCTACGATCAGCCGTTGCTGTCACGCCTGTGATGCTGCCTACAGAAAGAGAATCAAGAGGAAGCTCGGTTGTTCCGTAGAACATAGAGAATGTTGTTGTGACAGGTAAACCGAATACCACCGTCCCGTCCAGAGAGCAAGCTACAGACTGCATTTCATCGTCAAGATCAGCAGAGATGCTTCCTTCTCCGTCAAGACCATTCTTACCATCCTCAGTCATCACATACCATGCGCCATCCTGGTATACGTAGCATTTCTTGTCGGTAGTATTACGATACCAGTATCCGTTCTGAGGATTTGCCGGAGCAGAAGAGAATTCCCCCATAAAAATGAGGCTTGTACCGTCTTTACCGTCAGTACCCGGTTTACCATCCGTACCGTTCTGGCCATCTTTACCCGGTTCGCCCTTGAGATTCTCCTTTGTTTCCTCGTCCAGATTATCCCACGTTAGAACCACTCCTTTCATGGAACACACATATTTGTTCTTCGATGCGTCCCAATGCCACGAAATGGCACCTCCGGCTATGTGACCGGATTTATCTGTAGCAAATCGGGCTGATCCGTCTCCAAACTCAGCAGTACCGTCCGGATAGATACAGTAAACGACATGCCCTTTAGAGTCTGTACCTTTGATCATACCATTTTCGCAATAGAAACCCTTAAGCCCGTCTGTTCCGGGAATATCACCGCCCATACGGATTTTCGTACAACCGGCAAAACTCTTGCTGTTGATACCAAACAGAATATCGATTGCAGGCTGTCCACCTTCATCGGCATGCAGATAGATCGCACTCTGACGATTTACATCCTTCGAGTTACCGAACTGGACAATCTCATCACTGACAGCCGGAGTAGTCATACCCGACAATGCCGGATCAACAGCCTCCATGCCGTCTGTGTAACCTATACCGCCGGTGAACTCACTGACAGGTATGACGATTGTATCAACACCGTCAATCTTGCGTATTTCGGCTATCTCGACCCAATAGCCTTTAAGGGTACCATTCGTCCAATCCTGGCACCGGATGAAATCGTGTGCGACAAAAGACATCTCATCCTCTATGGTGACCAGCCAGTTTTGTCCGGACTCATCCAGCGTGGCAGTCTTTATACGACCGCATGCCTGAGTGATACCCAGTGCACCCTTCACCGCGCGGATCTTCTGAATAAGAAGCTCAAAAACGACCATTGTTTCGCGAACAACGAGACTGTCTATCTCCAGTTTCCATTTACCCTTGATATACTCCCACAGCTTCCATCCATGACCGGCAAATCCGGACACGAAGTCTTCGGCGTATTCCTTTACGCTGTTCGACAACTTACGTCCTGTCGCTTTCACAGAACAAAGAAATCCGTAGAACTTACCGTTACTTAGTATTGCCATATTATTCTAATTCTTCAATCAGTGAATCTTCAACTTCTTCTATCAATTCTCCGCCACGAACTACAAGGCCACCGTTAGCTGCAGAAAATCCTTCCGACACAAATCCCTTACCGAAAGTTATCAATCCTTCTGCTTTGTCATCTTCAATGCTGCTAAGGGAGCGACGTTCAATCTCATCAATAATTCTTTTTGCCGAAAATGTATTGCGATCCGTAGGAACAGTCTTGTCATTCAAACCAATGAGATATATACTCGTTCCTCCACTTCCTGATACAGAACCGGTATATGTCTGTCCCTTGTATGTAAGAGAATCAAGTTTACTCTCTATCTCGCCTATACGCGAATATGAGGCAGTCTCACCAACCGTATAAATTGGATGATCGTAAGGAAAATCCAGCGGCCACTCAAAACCAATTATTCTGGATTGTCTGCTTTTAGGGAAGAAAGCCTTATTGATCAGATTAACTTTGTCTCCCACCTCATAAGTGATAATATTCCCATTATTATATATGAACTCAGGGTCCATATCACAGTCGTAGGTGGAAGGATCAATCATAGACTTCTTTACATAGTCTTTTGCCTTTTTCAATAACTCATCTTCGGCCTCCGGAATCAATTCCTCTGAAACATAAGCCGTATCAAAACCATAAAGAACATATGTGTCAGAATTAGCAGGAAACAAAATGTTGTCAGGAAGGTAACGGTCGGGACCGTAATCCTCATTACGTACAATTTCGAAAGTGGTACCGGAATCATCACTCTCCTGCAGAAGTAACTCAAAGTCCAAGCCCGCGAGTTTTCCTGTCTGAAAGATTAAGCGGAAACTTTCTCCGTCCAGCCGGAAGTCATTTGTAAAATTCTTCAGTCCTGCATCCTTGAACGTATAGATACGATATTTGTCTCCTGTTGGATTGTCATCCTCGTCAAGTTCATCTTCCTCCCGGTATGTTACATTTGATAATGTGCCGACATATTTGGGATATTCATCTTCAAAGATGACAATTCCCTCTACAGCTTCTTCCTGCGACATCTCCACATTATTATTGTCATCATAATGAGTTTCACCAATGTATATACGTTCTCCTGTAGGACTATAACGGTAAGCATCCACATAAGGAACTTCCTCCGGGAGCATAAGACGTTTCTGGACCACACCATTTAAAGTAAGCTCCTTGTCATCTTTGCTAAAGTAGCTGTCAGGAACCTTTCCCTTAATGATGTTGTCAATTGTATATCTATCACCGAGCGAGGCCGTTACTCCGCTAGGCAATTGTATTACGTTAGCGGAATCACCGATTAAATGGTCCGGATTATATACACAGGAGAATGTCTTGCCCGAATTTAGTCCGGAAAGAAAGGTCACTGTAGCATCTGCTGACGATCCTTTGAATAGAGTTATATCATACGAAACATAAGCCGAGAAAGAATCATTCAGAATAGAGGATTCACGGGATGGGACATGTGCGTATATCCTGATCTTTAAATCAGTAGCATTTCCTTCAATCTGCAAAGAAGAAGCGACAGCAAACACAGCAGAGACTTCGTACTGCTGCTCTTGGGATAAGGTAACCGTTTGATTACCTATAGAAACTTCTTTAGTTACACCAGATAATTTATAGACATAAGATGCCCTCAAAACATAATCACCGGCAGGAAGAAAAGAACGTCCTGATCCGATTGAAGGAATAACTGTGGATACATTAATTGATATGCCATCTCCTGATGAAACCTTATAATCCCCTGCAGGTAACGAAGCTACGATATCAGTGTCATGCGTCCATTCTACATAAGATGCAGTAAAACTGCCACTACCTATACTTTCCTTTACCGAATACTCTTCTTTGTGAACGACGCGACTTGGGAAATACTTTACATCAAGCGGTCTTGCCGTATCGGATATTTCCCTACCGTTTGCCTGCTTGACATCAAAAATAAGATTCTTACGGTAAGTAGAAGGAATGTTTCGCGTTGAACCAAAGGCATAAACACGAGTAGCGAAAACCGTCTGACTATCGCTACGCTGCATGGAGCTTACGTTTACATCCTCAGTATCTGTCAAATCTCCGGCCTTGAAATCTACGGGAGAGCTGTATTCGCAACGTCCGAAATGGATTGTCTTATCAGTTATCCACCATTCACACTCCCATGTCTCCGCCATTTGGGTAAGGGCATCAATCAGGTTTACGCTATCATACGAAACGAGCTTGGAAGTGTTTTCAACCGTAGTATCAATCTCATATTTAAAATCCTCTTCTCTATATTTGTATCCGAGTGATTTCAGGTTATCAAGGAAGACTTTAAGATGAACGTCAAGGGTGGCTGTCAGGTTCCAGCTCGCCTCGCGACCGGTACTCTCCGGAGTATAGAAAAACTTCTTGTTTTTCCACTTCCAGTAGTAGGCGTCCAGCCGGAGTTCGTAATCATAACCACCGCTCGTAGAATTATAGGTGGGCTTGTACAAATCTACAAGCTCAAACATGCCAATTTCGTTATCTATACCATCTCCTAGTTGAAAGTAGATAGGATCTGCAAGAGAAAACTTCAAAGTTATATAGTCTTCCTTCATCAGAAGAAAGTGCCGCTTTGATCCTTCGTTGATAGAAGTAGAAAAACGAATGTTGCCGGATATGTCTTTGATGTCTATTAATTCTGCCATATCACAAAGTTCGTTGATAGAAACATCAAAACATAAAATCCGGCAACTCTATAAACCACAATTGGCGAATTGTGGTAACTTTATTCCCTATTCGCAGGATTCGGCTCGTTCAGCTTAACTGAAATATTTGAAAACGTTCTTGCAGTATTGAAGCCGAAAGATGCTGACCGGAGATAGTATAGATGATAAACCTCTTCACCTAATGCCGGAACTTTGACTGTAAATTCCCCCTTTGTTATCTCATTCTGAAACGCCTTGTACTTGGCTGTATAATCGGATGGGGAACTTCCTTTCAGTGTAAATGTAAGAGTCAAATCCCGTTCGTCCACCTTTCTGTTCTCGATTATAATTCTTTTCCCGTCTTGTAGACGCGATTTGTTTTCAATCACATCTTTCATAGGGAGTGGAGCGTAAATAGCTTCTATGAATCCATCTCCCATATTGACTCCCCACATCGTGTAGGCATCTTTGTTATTGATTAGTAGGTCTCCTGTCATAATATTACTTTTTTGATAATTCGTACTTTGACAAATGTCGTAAATTTATAGCTGAACCATCTCTACTTTACAAACAAAAATCCCACAATATAAGAAATGTGCGAAATTATGCTTAAATAAAAGGATTATCTTCCCAACTATCCAAAACTATTAAAAACTATTAAAAACCGATAGTATAAATAGTTAATCTGCTAATCAATCAATCAATCTTGATTTGTATTATTTATATTTGCAACATCAAAATAGCGTGACTATGACACGTTACAAACAAAGGAGAATTAAATATGAAAACTTCATCTTACACACAGGACCCATTAGTAATCGAAAAACCATCACAAAAGCTTCTTGAATTTGTGAGAGAATTGGAGCGTAGGAAATGTGAAACCAAAAATGAACTTTTAACTAAAAAGGATAAGTATTTCCCCGCTAAGAAAAAGTAATGAATATCACACTGCCTATTGAGTGCTCTGACGGACACCAATACCTTCTAAAGCTTACTGACTGTAAGAATATACCAATTGATTCGACTATTGAAATTGTAGATATAGCTCTGATTTCAATGTCAAAGACAGAAATTATTAATAATGCAGGAACCTTAAATAAAATAGCGTCAATACTCTTCAATTTTTTGGATGAAAATGATGTTATTCTATATTTTTATTGTTCTAAAGACCCAATAAAACAAAGAGATACTAGAGGAAAAATGTCATATCAACAATACCGCAGTTTTTTATTTACTTCTATGTTTGATAGAGCGACTCGACATCATAAGGGGGAGTTTATAAATAAGTCTATTATTTTAAAAGATATGATATATGGTGATCACTATATCCATCTTATAGCTCAATCAAAGCACTCCGATAAATTGGATAAGCTTGAAGGAGAGCTCAACACATTCAATAAGTAATTAGGCGGACTAACATCCGCCTTTCTTTTTACTTTTTTGATAACCCATTAGTATTTCGTTTGACCTCTGCAATATCAGCCGCCATCTGCTGTATAGGCTTCACCATGACGTTAGTATTGTCTCGAATGTCTGTTATAGCCTCATAGGAAAGCCGTATCAGGTCCCTTGTCTCTCCTGCAATATCCTTTATTCCAGACGTGTTTGCACCTATGGACAACATACCTGCCTTCAAGTCAAGAATAGACATTGTTTGAAGTTGATTCTGATTCTTGATTTCCTCTCCGGCGATTTGAAGGGCAGTGAAGCGTCCGTTCAATTCGTCAGCAGAATCCTGAGACATTGTAGCAAAGCCTTTCTTGGAAGATTCCTGAGAAGAAGCAGAAGATGTCCACCCAAAAACTTCTGCCATAGCATCACGTTCTGCGATCATCTCTTCAGCCAATTCTTGCTGTGCTCTTCTCAACTCATCCGCTTCTGAAGATGTTAAATCAAAAATACCATCTCCATTGCTGTCAGATTTATTTGCCCAGTCATTATACAACTCTTCTATCTTGCTTCTATACTTATTGGCTACAAGATTAGAAAGTATTGCATTTTTAAGATAATTCTCAAAATCATCTGCAAAATCCTTACTATCCTTATCCATATTAGACAGAGTAGAAACGAAATTGTCGTAAAAAGAATCAAAAGAAACACCGGTCATAGTTTCTTTCAGCTGCTCTTTCATATTTTCAATTTCCTCGTTGCAGTCGATTATATCCTGCAAATATCCCTTAACATCATCATCCAATTTAGCCCAAAAAGTAGGAGCATCCTCTTGTAATTTAGATAACTGTTCTCCAGTTAAACTGAATAAGCCTGTCAACCTTCCTCCAATAGCATCTGGATCCATGCCTATGGATCTAGCAAATTCATCCCATTGATCCCACTCATTCTGAGTCATACTCTTACGAATACGCACCCCAATAGAATGAGAACCAGCAGAAGCACCACTATTTAATCTTTCTATTCCTAAATCTATTTTAGCTTGTGATTTCTTATTGAGAATATCTATTGCTTCCTGCCCTGCTTTACGCGCTTCATCACCATAGCTAATATCGACATATTCCTTCTTCTTACTAATAAGGATATCCCATACATCAATCAAAGAAGCATATTCTTCTTTCATCTTGTTATAAGCAGAATAATCAGCACCAAGAACACCTACAAGCCCAGTAGCCATTCCGATTGCTCCACCAATAATAGCTCCCCATGGACCGCCGACTGATGCCCCCGTTGCAGCATAAGAAGCAGTATTACCTAATACAGATGTTACTTTCCCAGCCGTACTGTCTGATTCCACCCCTAATTCTTCAAGAATGCCGGTTAATTCTTTTGCAGCCGATGCTATTCCTTGAAATCCTTTAGAGATCCCTTCGGAATCTTTAGTTTTAAAACCTTCAGTTATTTGCTTGAACGGATTATTCTCGTCAAGCATCTTCTTGAATTTCTTAATCGAAGTTTCAAGGTTAGCTGTAAATTTACTCAGAGCTGCCGGATTAGACATGGCATCATTTATGGCTTTCACTGTATTCTCATTATCTTTGAATATATCCGGTATCTGAGCACCCTCTACGCCATTCATGTAGTCAATAAGCTCTTGAATGTCCTCTATTATACTTCTGATAGATGAAGAAGATCGATTAGAGAAGTCTGTGAAAAATTTGCTCCACAGTTCCGAACTGTCCAACAGGTCTTTATCCAAGTCATCAAGTTCTTTTTTCCTTTGAGCCGTAAGAGTGGCTTTTTCAGCACTACCTTCTTCTGCTTTAGCTATTTGCTTATCATATTTCTCCATGATAGCCATACGCTTCTCTTGATACTTCCCGTATTCGATATAATATTCATTCCAAGCGTCTTTTTGTAGGCTTTGGTATTCTTTCAAGTTTTTTTCAAAAGCTGCAATCTGAATCTTATACATCTCGTTAAAACCTTGATTTTCACTATCCGATAAAGATATACCGGTTGCATCAAAGGTTTTTCCTTTGTTTTCTGGATTTGCTTCCCATATAGAACGAGCATCATCTATTTTCTTACGCAAGAGATCTTCTTTTTGCCGGTCGATGGCCTGCATTTCCTTTTCAAAATTAAACTCTATTTCAGCAATAGTCTTCTTCGATCCCTCATCCATTGCCTTTATACGCGCTTCATCTATTTTCATCTGCATATCCTCTGCGGAACGCTTCTGTTCTAAGACCTGTTTGTCCATCAACTCAGCTATTTTATTTTGCTGATCGGTGAGAGAATCAATATCTTCAGTTCCTAAAGGACTACCATTATTAGCTACAAAGGCACTTACATCTATAGATTTTACAAGAGCATCATTAGCGGCTTTTAAAGCATTGACGGCTTCTGTGTTTTCTTTCAAAGCCTTTTTCCTCCTGTTGTATTCCATAGCTTCTTCTGTTAGCACTTCTCCTGTTTGTGTATATCCAGTTATGGAACTACCAACAACTGCTGTAACACTAGCCGTCCCCTCCTTAGTTTTTTTCCTGTTGCGGTTAGTCCAGTTAGTATCTGCATTTATTGCTTTTTGTAATTGATAAATCTTATTGTAATTATCTTCAATAATCTTCATCGCTGATCTCGCCTGTGCTGCTTTTAATATATTATCAGTCAGAGACTTATAAGCAGCGGCAGCATTTCCCGCAAGAATAGCCTCATTCGATAAATTTCCAAAATATTGGGGATACTTTCTTTGTAACTCGTCTGCTGCATCATTCCGCTCCTTTAACAATCGAGTATGGTCTTGGGTAGCTTTATACAATATATCAAGTTCCACACGTTCAGCAGCTGATTGTTTTGCTCCATCTTTCATAACTTTGCTAAGATTCTGCATTTGGACAATCATACCATCAACAGCATCGGAAGAACGAGATAGTGTATTAATCCAGTTAATCATATCCTTACCATACACAGAAAGCAGAGTTAATCCAACAACAAGAGCAGTCTGCCAGCTTATAAGAGACTTTGTTAATTGCTGCCAAACTGGAGCAACAGCCTTGACATTTGTATTTCCCGCTTTCAAAGCTTCTTGAAATGCAGCATATTCCTTTCTAGCTCTAGCAATCTCATCAACAAGAATTGGGATATTATTTGAAATTGCAAGGAAAAAAGTATTTGCACTAACAGCCAACGAAGGCAATTCACGAGCCACCTGCTGTACAGAGAAACCGAGCCCATTCCATGCACTTGCATAATTACCTACATTTCTTTGAAATCTACCAGAAGCTTGTTCAGCCGCACTCAATTCCTTCTGAACATTTGCTATTTGGGCCAACAACGCTTTGCCAGCATCACCGTTTCTTCGCGTTCTTCCGAGGTCATCATAATCCTTAGTCAAGAGGATTATTTGCTTTCTGAGAGCTGTTATACTGCCTTCTTCCGCCCTACTCTGAATTATCTGATCCTTCTGTGCCTTAATTGTCCTTCTGATAGATTCTTCCTCGACTAGTCTTTGTGCTGCCAGTTGCTGCACCTGTCTTAATATTCCAGTTCCGGAAGAACCTGTTTTTTCTGAATCAGCAAGGGAAACAAAGCTTTTCTTTAACTGTTTTATTTGCTTATCCGTTTCAATTACAGCTTCGGTATTGGCTACAATCCATTTATTAGTGGACTGCAATGCGGCTGTCTCTTCCTTTGCCTTTTTAACTGCAGCATTGGAAGAATCAATGTCATGCTTCAGCTTTTGGATTTGAAGATATTTGTTTTCATACTCTTCTAATTTTTTAGTAGCCGCCGCTATCTCTTTCTCTAATTGTTTTATTGCTACATCACTATTTGGTATCCCCGCAACAGCAATTAGAGACTTCTTTAATTTATCTATTTCTTGACGCAGTTTTATAATGTCTTCGACATTGACATCTGCGGTAAATTTCATTCCTGCCATGTGACTTTTACATTTTCGTTTCCAAATGATTCCTTTAACTCTTTCTCTACGGTTAGGCTTGCCGAATCCAGAACGTCAAAACCCTTGCTAGATACAAAGCTCGCATACTCCATCCCATCCGCGAACACAACACCGTTTTTGGGTAGTTTCCCATATATAAGCAGGTTCTCTGTCTTGCCTTTGGCCCCCGCATGTTCGCTATCTGCCGGAACATATAGATAAACAATATTCCCATCACGAACTACAGCAGCTCCCGGAGCATTACGAAGATTCCACGTATGGTTCTGATAAGTCTTCTTGCTACTCACATTTCTTTCTTTTTGAGTGTCAACTGCATTATGCGCCGCTTCCTTCATAAGCTCATTTGCATACTCCTCCACCTCTTCAACAAACTCATCCAGACCCGACAAATCAACCGTTACTTCCATTACTCATCAAATTTCATATTTTCACCAAAGAAATCCTTATCAGATACTTCCTTAAGTACCTCCCCATCGTATACAGCGTGCAACTTATCTTTTTGCATGATGATCAAATTGCGATATGGAATTTTACAAACGACTTCATCATACGACAAATGAAGGCTATCCATGAACGACGCAATTTGCCCCAACATACAATCATTGCCTATAACCTCTGTTTTGCTGTTAGATTTGCTACGTTCTTCGCTAAACCTAACAGCATCATAAAATTTTTCACATCTATCAGAGAGTAAGCCGCTGTAAGACCGGATAACACTTCTTCTAAAGTCCCATGAGACAATTCTTCGGACAATGAATCACTTCCATCTATAAACCAAGAAAGTGCGCTAGAAGCAACAGAAATGTCCTTCAATGAAGATATAACACCGGCTATATCCTTGTTGTCATCAAGAACTGCAAGATAGGCCGAAGCGCCGGCTATTTTATGTATGGTAGGTGGATTTACGCGATACATTTTCCCATTTACAATGATTGGGATGAAATCCTTTCCTGTGATAGCTTCTGATATAAGTATGGCTGCTTTATTCATAATGATATTTATTAAAAAGGGGTGAGATACATAAATCCTCACCCCCTCACCACTTTATAATATAGATAATGTTTCTGCTGATCGCGAAGTATCTTCCTCTCCATTCCCCTCATAGTTAACAGCAGTTCCAGCGTTCACCCGCTTTGACTTAGTCGTAGAACTATTCAAATTGAGAGAAGCATCAGAAGACATAGATGCGACGTTCTCATCAGCTCATGCGGCATCTACTTTTTCCCCGTCGAACATATAGTCACTCTTCACGCCGGCGCTAGGATTTTCCATAGCAACAGCTGTTACTCCCAAGCCGATATTCTTTTCCACAGCATTTCCCTTAGCAATGACCGCAGCATTGGTGAATACAATATAGTTTCCAGTCTTCGTCTGTCCAACAACGGCTTTATTGATAATCCCCGGAGTATCAGAAGCGGCCCATCCTGCGTCTGTATCAACTTTTTCACCACCTTGCAGATCTACCTTGTCATCAAAGGAGAAAACGCCCATAGTGAAAGCAATTGTTTTAGCCCCTTTTTGCGTCACATCACGATAATAGATGCTACCATTCAACTCGTTAATGTAGTCGGTATAGGTAGGATCATCCTCCGTATACGCCCAAGTATCTTGATGAGAGTTCTCAACTTCTGTAGCAGTACCTAACCAGGTTTTAAGGCTAGTTTTAGTTACAGCAGAAGTAATAACATCACCGTACCAAATCTTTTTAATTCCTATAAACGGTTTCATATCTTTTTAATTTACGTTTAATACTTCAAATAATAATTTCACATTCACATAGTAACAACATAACTCTTTATCTTCCTCTATTCCGATAGTTTCAGAAGAATACCGATACCATGAACCGTCATATTGCCCTACAACTCCATCTTTGAACATCTCTTTAGCCTTTCTCTCCAATTCATTCAAACGAATCAAATTGGCCTTCCCCGATCTCGATAAAGGAACACAAAGATTAACTTCAACGTATCCTCTTTCCCAATAGGTATCGGGCTGTTGAGTCTTGGGATAAACTACAATCCTTTCAGCATTTACCTTACCTTCAGGTATATTACCTCTCTGGTATACTTCAGAAATTCCAAAAGACTTGCAATCCTTAAATATTATGTTCGCGATGTCTGTTGTTGCAATCATATCCAAATATCACATCTACCTTTAAACTCTTCCGAATAACACTCGGCATTTTTCTTCACTTCACCTTCTCCAACAGTATTATCGTCGGAATCCAAGCATCTTACACAGCTTCCTAGAGGAATCTTGTTTCCCTCGTAGACAACATGATAGTTATAAACCCAACGCTCACCGTTTACCGACACTTCCTTCTGCTGTGAATTGTCATGGCAGAAACAGTCAGCTACATCCTGCCAAGATTCTCCGCCTGTTCCTGAAACTAGCCGGCCATATTCGTCATTCTCTTCTGGAGTAATAACTTGCATTTGCAGTTTATGTGGAGTCTCTTCTAACATACTACCAAATATTAGATGCGTCTTTAATGATACTTATTCCGACCAAAGAAGCAGTCTCGTCATTGGGAATTATGCCATACAACCTGAACATATATTTTGCATAGTTCAGCAATGTATCAGCACCCCAGGACTTAGAAAAGCCATTTTCTGAGACAGAGGTAGGGTGGACAAGTATCTTATCCATAAACTTGTCCACCGAACCGGATATCTTCACTTTTGTATTAATGTCCACATCGGAGCCCGGATCAAGCCCCAGCCCCAACGCGAACTTTTCTACTCCAGCATCTGATATATCACCAAGCGGAGAAAAACATTGCTTTATGTAGTCACCTGTTGTCACGATTCAACAGTCAATGAGTAGATACCGTTAATTTCAGTGATAACCGGCAATGACAATGACTGAGCCTTTGTAAACTCAACACCGTTCGAATTGTCAGTTTCTCCCTTACCCCATTGAGATACCCGGATTCTTCCGTAGTTTGAGTAAGTAACACCCGGTTCCCGTCTCAATTCGTTATCTGCATAAGCATTTTTGATAACTCCAAGATTACCGGCAGGAATAAAGACAAGGTTTTTGTCATTCCACGGTTGATAATCCGTCAATTTACCGTTGTTTTGGATTCGGGTAGTACGTCTGATGATTTCGAATTCCGGGAACCCGTTTTGACGCATGAATTCATTCAATCCTCCAAGCAGCAGAGGAGTCCCCATCTTATCTGTACCGAAGATCACCTGTTTCATCTTCTTGTTACGAAGAATAAAAGACAGTCTCTTTTGAGAGATAAGAATCTTGTCAAATGTGACTTTATCCTGAGCAGCGTCCAAAATCTCCTGCAAGTCTTCAAAACAGTCTACAGTGTTTTCATTTCCTTGCACCCAATCGACCGTAGTTTTAGCGATGTTTTCAGATGGCATCTTATAATTAATTGTGCCTCTTACACCACCTTCGGGATTGTTGTTTTCATCAAAAGTAAATACTCCCTTGTTTGAAAGGGCACCCAAGAAGATAATATCCAGTTTGGACTGTATAGAATTAACCACCTTTGTGACATTGTTCCACATAAGATTGATTAATTGCTGAGTCTTCTGATCATCCGTCAGCATACGAGAGTCGAGGATCTGAAGAACTTTGCGATAATCCTCAATAGGCATAGAATAACTCATTTGATGAGTAAGAACCTTCTCCTTCAATGTTTCAAGGTCCTCGGTTCCCATGATAGGTTCTTTACCTTTGGAGTCCAAAGTCGCGGCTGCAACGCTCAGATTATACTGTCCGATCAGTTCCTCAAAATTCAGACCAATAGTGGGGATATCCCACGTCAAATATCGTTCATATATATTCTGGTCAAACAAACGCTTTCTCAATTCAGAAGCGGCATCAATACGAATCTGTACCTGTTTGGTCAGTTCGCCAAAAATAGAGCTGTAAAATAATCCCGGCATAGCTTATTGTCTTACATATTTAATACTTGGATTATTCTTCATGCACCATCCGCCCAAAAGCCAATCTTCTGGCATCGGATAAGCTACTTCTTTCAGAATAATCACATCATAACCTGCAGAAACAGTCTGAAAATCCATATTGGTTTTATACTCCTTGTCTGTTTCTACCACCGCATTTGGCACATCTGTCCCAACGACAGCAATTGCATTAGCTGTAGCTCCTGTCAGTGCAGCAGCCAATGTCACAACATCATAATCAGCGTTCGATTTATCAATGTTATTAATTGTCTGCTCATTATCACCAATCTTCAGCTTATCTCCAATCTGTACCAAGCTTCCTTTTACGACTCTCGGAGCAGAAGTAGTTCCTCCAGACACGATCTTTACAGCTTTACATACTGTACACTCCATTTTTGCAAAATCCAACGCAATTGGAGTACCCTTTCTGATCAAAGTACCTTCAGGAAACGTCTGCGTGAGTTTGAAATCCCCAGGGAGAACTTTGCATTCACCTCTCCAAAACACGGGGAATCCACCTTTAATCTGTCCTTTTTCAAATTCAATAGCCATAGTATTTGTTTTTAATTAGCATCTGGCAATCCTTCCGCCCACTGTTTAGCCATTTCCTTGCCTTTTTCAGCTGGAGTGGATAAAGGGAATGCCGAATCTTTTGTTTCAAGCCCTGCGGTAACAATATTCTGTTTGATGCCTGAAAGATATGTAGTAATTGCCGTTTCGTCCATTTCGTCAGTAATAGCAAAGCCTTCTTTCATTCGCCATTCAGGAATACCCAGTTCTTTTGCTTTTGAAGAGATCAGACTGTTTCTTTCTGCACGTGACTTCTCAGCTTTAAAAGCATCATTCTCAGTTTTCAACGTGGAATAACGCTGCTCCTGTTCAGCCTTGTACTTTTTGAACCACTCCGGCTCCTCGTTTTCTGGTTGCTGTTTGTTCTGCTCGCCCCCACTAGCAGCCTCTTTCTCCTTTGCTTTATTGACCGCATCGGTTACCCGTTTGTCAATACCGCTCTGAAGAGAGGTTAGAAACGCTTTTTGCCCCTGTACAACAGTTGCTAAATTATCGTCAGTTACTAGACCAGATGCAGATAAAGCATCGGCCTGTCCCTGCAAAATTTCATCGCTTAACCCTAGATTTGAATAAGCTAGTTTTAAAGCCTGGAAAATTTTTTCTTTCATGATTAGTTCTTTTATGCAAATCTTTTTAAATCAGCATAAAAATACAATGCGGTGGGTCTATATGAAAATTATCAGATTGCGAATGAACCACAATTCGCCAATTGTGGTAAAATAGATAATAATCCTGCTAAAACAGAGGACAATTGGTGATAATGGTGGTGAGGAGTAAGAAATAGATTGGGGAATAAAGGAAAGGCAAAAAGAAAGGCGGATGTTAGTCCGCCTTTATATATTATACGATATTAGAGTGTTTCTTTAAATATAAATCTCTAAGATATATGCTCATTAGCTTGATTATAGATTGCATTGAAAGCCTCACATCTTTATCTTCTCCAGAAGAAGGATCTTTTAATTGAATTGTATCAGGGGAATAATAAAGAAATTTCTTTATATCAGCAAACATTTCATTCCCCATGTTTCTCAAAAGATAACTTAGTGCTTCTTCCTCCACATCATAAGCTGTTTGAGGGTTTATATCTTCTAGTTCCTTAATTAAAAAATCAATATTATTATCTATTGTTTTTTTGGCTGATGATTTCTCAAATAAAACTTCTCCAAGAGGGGTCATTTTTAAGGGACTTGCCTTCTTTGCTAACTTATCAATCATATCATTATCAAATTTCATTAACCATTTGTTTATTTCGACAACCATATCATTGGTAGAGGTAACAATTCGTTGTAATTCATTGTATCTTTGTTCTGAATCACGAATACCGTCCTTATGTTTATCACAAGGAAGACTATCAACCTTATTCCTAGTTTCTTCTAACTTAGCATGATACTTTGACAGTTTCCAACTCCCAATGATTGCTAATACTATAACAGCTATCCAAGGAGCATTGTTTAGTAAATATGTGATTACTGGAGCCATGTGTTTAGTATGTTCATTAACTTTTTGTTCTATCGATGATATTTTATTGGTACAAATATAGCAAACAATTTATTAATGAAACAATTTACTTAGCAAATTGATTAAAACAACGCTCGATTTAACTTTTCAGCAACACAAAAACGCCCACCTTCCGGCGGGCGAAGACTGGTTAGGGAGGTGGACTACAAAACTGATTCCGAAAAGTCTAGATCGTAGCAGATCTTTCCGCTGTCGTTCCTTTTAAATACCCCGGTGCAGATTAGTTCGGGGAATCCTGGGCCTGATGTCCAAAAAGGGACGGACACTTCCTCACCTTCGATAAGTGATAAAGTTTCAGCTAGCTTATCAGCTTCTTCTTTGCATATATCTACTAGCTTTTCCATGCTGTCCGTGTTGCTACCGCAATGAACAGATAGTTCGGAGTATTGGTTTGATGTTTCCATGATTTATTTTTTGATGATTGTTTATTCCCATTACAGCATATTTATGCGGGACGCAACTCCACTGTTAGCCCCATAGCAGAGGCTATTTTATACAATGTAGCAACAGTAGGAACTGTTAGCCCACGTTCAACCCTTGAAATATAGCCTTTGTCAGCTCCAATACGCTTAGCAAGTTCTGACTGCGTAAGACGTGCATTTTTTCGGGCCTCAAGGAGTATTTGGGCGTTATATTCCTCCCATGCCTTTTCTCGATTTTTTTCACGCTCGGGAGTACCTTCTTTCCCAAGACCTTCGTCCAACCAAGCATCTACATCATAGATGTCTTTACTGATTTCTTTTAGTTCCATAATATTCCTCCTTTAATTTTAACGCCTTTTCTATTTCATTATTTGGTGTCTTTTGCGTCTTCTTCTTGAATGCATTAAAAAGAACCACAATAGTGTCACCGTCATATATGAAAAAAATACGGAATTCATTGTTTCCATAATTTACACGGAACTCATAAACTCCATCACGTATAAACTTTATAAGATGTCGTGGCATTTTATCTTCTACCTTAAACAAGTCTAATGCACGACGTATTTTATTTACTTCATCCTTGGATAACTTCTTAATGAAGTCGCTGAAATAGGTTTTATATGTGATTATCTTTCTCATGGAACAAAGATAAGAAAAGTTATACAATAATACAACTTTTATAGCTGGATATTTCAACGCAATATGAAAATTTAACTTCTGGAAAATAAAAAGCCCCGAACCTTAATTGGAACGGGGCGGGAAAAATTTTATTTTTTATCCCAGTATTTATTAAACAATTCTATCTCATTTCTTTTGAAAACTCCAACAATCATTCCCGATGCTTTACATTCAAATTTCCCATCATTTGTAATGTTCTCCACCCTCATCTGCCTTTCCGTCTTTAATTCAACTACAAGATCTCCTTCCTTTATACCATCAGCAATGACTGTTTTACCAATTTCCATATCTTGTTCCTTCTTATTATTCAGAATGCGCTTTATTTTCTTAACATTATTAGTCATTCCCCATAACTTAAAAAACAAAATAATCTGTAATACACCGAATACGATGATTACAATAGATACAAATAGTGCAATTCCTTCCATGATAATTGTATATTATTTATTGAGTTTATTTATTCCGATGGATATATTGCAAATAACATGCAATAATGCCCATGTTATTATAGAACCAAGCAATGTAGACATAGATATTAAAAAGCCATTGAAATTGAAATAATATGAAATATGTCCATGCGCATTTAAGCTGTCTAATCCTATTGTAAAAAAAATAGCAATACTAGAAATTATTCCCAGTATTAACAACAAATTTGCCATTATTTTCAATATTCTTTCATATATTGGTATTATATCAATTTGCGAATTTCCATTATTTTTGAGATTAGAACTGTTGTTAATCTCAAGCACGCTGTTCAAATCATTATTTTCCATATCATTTCTGATTTTTATATAAAACTAAGAGAAAAGGTAGCACCAATACTATTCCCACAAATAAAACTATTTCGGGAATCATATATTTTATATCATTTAAATCCATTATATATGCTAGCTGGACTATGGAATATATTTTCAAAAATGCGAGTAATGATATTCCTACAATAGCTAATAGGGTAGCGTTCTTAAGTTTCATATCTGTGTGTTTTATGTTATACAATATGACAAAATAACAGACAACTGTTCATAAATCCAAATAAATCCACATATATCTTTACTATACACGCAAAAAAGTTGTTTTTCCTTGCTTTTTTCAAAAATAGTTTGTACGTTTGCGGTGCTTAACATATTTAAATCACCTGTGCGAGCGGAGCTTGCATTAATCATGCGAGCATTTTTTATGCTTGTACTTAAAATATTGAGGTATATTGTACCCCCGTGTGGAACTGTAATGGAACCACAGCATAGGTGATATGTGTTAAGCAGCGGGAAAGGCAATATACCTTTTTTTTATTGTTTATGCTTAACAATATCACCAATCAAAATCAAACGAATAATAGTAGTTTGATGGCGACGTTAATCCACGAGACGGATAGAATGAGTTCGCTTGAAATAGCTGAACTTACAGGAAAACAGCACGCACATGTAATGCGTGATATTCGTTCACTTTTAGCACAAGGAGTATCACAATCCAATTTTGGATTGTCATCCTACAAGCAGTCACAGCCAAGAGGAGGATACAAAGAACTTCCCTGCTTCGAACTCACCAAGAAAGGTTGCCTAATCCTCGCCTCCGGCTACGACGCAGTACTCCGTGAGAAGATTATTGATCGCTGGGAACAGCTCGAACTAGAGAAACGCAAACCTCAAACTCCGCAAACCTACCTCGAAGCCCTGAAAGCCCTCGTATCATCGGAAGAGGAAAAACAACGGCTGGCACAGGAGAAACAGCAACTGGAAGAGAAGAACGCCAAACTCCAACCGAAGGCAGACTTCGCAGACGCGGCATTCGCCACCGACGACAAAGTAGACATAGGAATGTCCGCCAAGATTCTAAAGCTCGGCTTTGGACGCAATACGCTGTTCGAGAAGCTAAGGAAAGCGGGCGTATTCTTCGCGAACCGCAACGAGCCCAAACAGCGGTTTATTGACGCTGGCTACTTCGAGATGAAAGAGAAGTTCATCGAGCGCAACAACCACCCGGGCTTTGTCGTCACTAAGGTTCTTGTTACCCAGAAGGGATTGGCTTATCTGAACCACCTCTTTGGCGGAAAGCCTTCTGACGGGAAGCTGGCTAGAATAGTATAGCAAATCCCCTTCCCTAATTCATTTACAGCAGTCCGTTCCAATGCCGGACGGCCACAACTATATCTAAATATACGATTATGATAGAAATGACAATCATCGTTTTAAGCCTGTTTGCCGGATACAAGTTGTTCGGTGACGATAACGACAGGTTTTTCATGTGCTAAGTAAGAGCGACACGATAGTATCAACACATTAAATAGAAACATTATGGAAACAAAAAGTTTGGAATTATGGTCTACCGATAAATTGGTAGAAGCGAAAAACGGTCAAGCCGTGACCTCTTCTTTGGTGGTTGCGGATTACTTTAGGAAGGCGCACAAAGATGTGCTTAGAGCGATTAAAATGCTGGATTGTAGTGTATTATTTAACCAGCGCAATTTTGCGCCCGTTGAATATAGAGATAAAAAGGGGGAAAATAGACCTATGTACTACATGACCCGTGACGGCTTCACCTTCCTCGCCATGGGCTTCACCGGAAAGGTAGCCGCCCAGTTCAAGGAAGCATACATCGCAGCCTTCAACGAAATGGAAGAAAAACTACGATCCGAGCGTTGCACCAAGTACGCAGAACGCATCGTCAGGAAGCAAGTCAAAGAGTTTAACCTGTCGCTACAGGAAAACTTAAAGAATGGCAGGAAGAAGCACGGAAGCACATACGGGGGTCTGATACCTTACGGGAAAGAAGAAGTGGTATATAATCCAAAAGAAAGCATGGAAGCCAATTTAAAGCGGATATTCGGGCAAGTACGTGAAATGTGCAAAGACGGATTCTTGATGTCCGCACTCGCTGTCGAGACAAACAAGGTGCTACAAGAGTTTATAAATAAAGAGTAAGTCAGGGGATTTCGGTCCGACACTGAAGTTGACGCCAATCAGCGGGAAAGGGTAGCTTTAGGGCTACCCTTTTTTATGCCCCAATGTTAAATAATGTAGTAAATCACAATATCTTTCCTGTTTTATTTGGAGCATATCACATTAATTGCTATCTTTGTAACATCAAAATAAGAGATAAAGTAATAACAATATAAAAAACAAAGATTATGAAGACGTTTGAATTTAACAACGAGGCAATTACTATCGAGAAAACAGGTTACGGACAGTATGTATTAAGCGGTTTGGGTATCTCAGTGCATTGTACGGACTCTGAGATCTGGGATTGGTGTGATGACGATGAAAACGAAGATAAGCATTTGGCGGCTAAAGAATCTGCGTACAGACTGCTTGTAAATTCTTTGTAAAACAAAAAAAATAAACAACATGGAAAAAGTGAGTAAAAAAAGAGGAAAGATTATCACAGACCGAGAAGAACTGCTTGTTTGTCAGCAATATAAGGATGGCTGGACACTTAGAAAGATAGCGACGTATGCTAACATCTCCCAGACAACCGTGATGGCGATCTTAAGGAGAAGGGAGATCCCTCTCCGGAACGGGAAACAGATCACCGAAGAGCAGGAAAAACAGGTGATAGACCTGTATCTGTCAGGAGGAAAGATCAAAGAGATAATGTCAAAAACCGGGGTAAAGTCAGAGCAGACGATTTACAGGATCATCAACAATGCTGGAATAGATAAGAGGAGGAGATAGCAACTCCTCTTATCTATGGCTTTTATCAAAAGGCCTTGCCGTAATCTTGCCGTTATTGCTTAATTACCCTTACCATAACCTTACCACTTTCAAGTGGGCTGTTTAGTAAAATATCAATACACAAATTCCTACCATGCCTCACTCTGTAAAATATTGCTACCCCACCCTTGCTTCGAGGCAGGATTGTCCTATTTTTCCTCTTATTTTTGTATAATCCCCGTGATTTTTCTGACTAAGTAGTCTCATTTTTGGTCTGTTTGTCTGATTTAGAAGATGTATTCCCATTTGACGAAGCCTGTTTTTCACTCTTTATAAGCTCTATCTCTTCCTGTGGAGCATCCGTCAAAGCAAGCATAGTAACAGCCAGATCAAGAGAGATAATTCCATCAGAATATAGCTTACCGATAGCTGCCCATTGCTTCTCCTTATCTTCATTGAATGGTTCTGCAAATTCGTGGGTAATCTTCAGCTTGGATAACTGGTTTCTCAGATGGATATGGGTAACATTCATCATAATAGCCAGGATAAGGTTCTTTTCCCGGTCTACAAGGATATCGTAAATCTCTTTTAGATTGTCCCTTTTAATGTATCCTAACGTCATAGCACGCTTTAAAGCCTCTCCGGATAGTGTTCCCATACCCTTCATATTTTCGAATGAGAAATCTGGGGTAAATGAATCGAAAAGAATAGAGTTATTCAGGTCTTCCTTTTCACTATCTTTCATTGAAGAGTATTCAGGAGGAGCTAGATAGTCAATAGCACTGTTCTTGTCTTGCATTTGGATTACTTCCCCAACCATGCTTGGATCTGATAAAGACTGGAGAACATCTGCCGTTGCTTTTACTTTCGGGTCTGCAAAATAATTATTAGTATCAGCGGCTTTGGAATCAATATGTTCCTCCCTGTCACATCTAGGCTGTGTCCCGTACCAAGCTTTATCCTGTTTATAGTAAATTACATTGATTTTACCAGATGGATTAACCAACGGCTCAACTTCCCACCCAATATTTGCTCTTTTGCATCGGAATATGTAGGATGGCGTTTCTATATCAAAATGCTCAACTGTTCTATTGCCCTCCTTCAAATTGTACCCATATCCAAATGCAATCATATTTTCGTATTGATCGAAAAGCGGACGGAGGGTATATCCCTTAGATTTGGATATGACCAAAACCTTTACTCCCGGCTTTCCGTTATCATTAAATATATGATATACTTTTGCACTTTCAGTTTCTGCACCGGCCAGCCTTTTTGCTTGTCTCATTGTTGTGTGAAACCTAGTATTCTGAAGAAACTCGTTATATGCCTCAAACGCTTCATCTGTACCTTCCACATCGTTCTTCCATTTTATAGGATTACCCAACAAGAAGAATAACTCTACTTCATTGATATACCTTTGTCTTGTCCGAGGTAGCTTTTCTGTTCTATAAGGTTCTTTGCCTTTACGCGGCTTATCTGGGCGACTGTTGACCTTATGAAACTCCGGATTGTACTCGGCAATAGCCTCATTTACATCAATATCTCTATCTTGAAGCAGCGAGATAACCTGGCTTATATCCCTGTCTTGGATAAGCCTCATTAAATCCCGTTCAACTCCTAAAGAATTAAGCGTTTTGTTACGCAGTAAATTGAATATAGCCTCAATGTAATTCATATCTTTTATTTTAATATAGTCCTAAATCGTCTTTATTGTATTGTTTTGGTTTTAAGATTCTTCCTAATACTTCTCCCAATACCCAATATCTTGCAGCATCAAGTGCGTGATTATATTTATCAATTGGTTTATTTATATAATTACCATCCTTATCCTTATCCCATGTATATTTCCTTAACTCATATAAAAGATTATATGACCTTCTAGTTACTTTCAAGTTTAATTCTAACATTTTATCTATGCCTGCTAGAATTGAACTTTTAGAGTTTATATTTGACTTATCTACCGGATAAATAAGAATGCCTGAGTTTGATATTTCTTGTATTAATCTTGGGTCTGCACTTTCCGATATTACTTTTAGCCTAAATGGCTTAAGAGAATCCGAAATTTCCCCAGATAGCATCCGGGTCCTGTAAAACAATTCATCAAGATATAGGTCATTATCAATAAGCGCACATTCAATAGCCGCGGATGGGTCATTTGAATATCCAAAATCTAATCCAATGCCTCTCTTCTTAGCATAATCGGGTATAGAATCTACAATTTCGAATCGTTTAAAGATTGCACCTTCTGCAACATCAGACCATCTTCCAATAGCTACATGGGCATATTTTTCCAGTTCTTCCTCTTTCATACGTTTCATCTCTTGGATAAACTGAGGAGAAAGATTTTCTATGTTATCTAAATAAGTAGTATGAATATGAAGAACATTAGGATGAGTAGAAATCTGAACTTGTACACCGTCTATTTCTACCAATCGGTGCGTCTTTTCAATGTACTTCTTATAAATAAAGTGATTTGAATCGGTCGGATTCATAATAATAATTACTCTATTTTGAATTCCTTTTTGCCTTATTGAGAGAACTAATTTATCAAAGTCCTCTTCTGAATTCCATTCCTCTGCTTCGTCACACACAAAAGTAGTAAGCCCCTGTATGGATTTTAACTTTGCCGTTTGATTCCCTGAAGATGTTCTGATCCCCCTAAACATAATTACACTATCTGAAAAGGTATTGATAATATCTTTTTTAGTTATATCAAAGAAATCATTAGTTCCCTCTAAATCTATCTTTTCTTGAAATTCAGGAATGACCGATATATCTGCTGAAGTCATTGTGTATCGGCTGTACAGCATCTTATGTCCAGATTCGAATGAAAGCCTTTCTATAAACGTACCAACATTAAAACTTTTAGCACTTCCACGACCACCGGTTATGAGAGTTATTAATTTATCCGTGTTATTATACAACGGATTATAGACTTCTTGAGTTTTAATGTTAAACACTATCATTTCTTTTTTGATCTAGCTTTTATCCACTCTTGAACAGGGATACTCCCTTTTACATTCAATGTACTTTCTTGTTTTTCAGCAAGACCTAATTTGCGAGCTATTATATTAGCATTAAAGGCTCCTACAGTAGCCCCCTCCAGCTGCTGAGTTTCTATTACAGATTCTATACGTGCAATGACCGACAAAAAATCTTCATGATTAGCTTTCTTAAATTCCCTCCAAAAAGTTTCACTAGCATCACAATATAACATTAGACCACTAAGTGTATATGGCCGCTGTGTAGGCGATTCCTCCTTTTCCTTTGTTTTTCCTTTTGTCTTATTCTTAACAACTCTCCAAGGATTCTTATCGCACCACTCAAAATATTCACAAGCAGCCTCCCATAACAAATCAGGGGTGGCAAATAACATGTCACGCCCATGCTTGCTTCTTAACTTCCAAAATTGATTTCCTTTTGGTGCTGCCATCTCTATTTATTAAAAATTAAACCCTCATCTCTTAGATGAGATACAATTTCACTGTAAATATACTCTATATCCTTACGAAACCCTTTATAATTATTGTAGAGAACGACCACAGTTTCAATATTGTGGGAAATAAATGTCTTATCGCTGATATTTACCGATTCTGCAATCTTATCCCGAAGGCCCCTAGGCATTCTTCCCCCTGCAAGAACACTAGGAGCATACAGGAATAAAATGATGAATATAAACTTTTTTCTGTTATGAACACTGTCTTTGTATCCCGGGCAATCCCTGGAATCAAGAATGTCACAAAAACATTGGTATATGGAAGGAATATAATTCAAATCAGACATTATAGGGGTGGATAGTTCATATTCTCTTTCTGACAATCTGGATTTTTGCTCTCTGATTGTTTTTAGCTCTGATATTTCTGAAAACATAGTACTATAGTTTAGAAATTAATAGTATATTTGTACTATTAATTGAGAAAAGAGGATCTATCTGGTGGTTCGGGGGGTCCTCTTTTATTTTGCTTTTCTCGCCCACATATGAGCGTTGTACAGAGCATAGGCGTACATCTTAAGCTCCCTGCTGTTGCTTATATACTCTACCTTCATTGCAGCCTTCAAGCATTCCGCCAGAAGGTCATAGTCTATTCCTTGGTTCATATTTTCTCCTTCCTATTATTGCTTTCGTTTTTACTTTGATCATCTATCTTTCTTTTAAGACGACCGTATTCCTGTTCAATGCACTTGCTTATCTTTTCTACATCTTCGTAACGCTCAGCCTTTATAAGCTCTCTTTTGAGGCTTTCAAGCTGATTGATGTATACAATGTCGTTACGGTCCGTTACATGCTGAATATACATTTGTATATCGTTCAGCTTATTCTCCATGCGCCCATGCCATTTGCTTATCATGATTAAGATAAAGGCAACGGTTGTAGCATTAATAAAAAACAATGCTATTTTGATGATTAAGTCTAATACTTCACTTGTTAGCATGGCTATTCCTCCTTCCGATTATTGATTTCTTCAAGTAGTTTCTCTGAATTTTGTTTCATGTATTCAGATAGCTTTATATAGGCTTCTGTTACACTTTTATCATCAAATCCTCGAAATTTTACACGAGCAGGATACATAATGGTAATTCCAGAACATTCATCAGTACATATAACAATGGCCCAACCAAAAACATGTAAGAACTGATTTACAAACAAGAGAAGTCCTGTTTCTTGAAACTCTTTACAACCTTTTCTTTCTATCATAATTTTATTACTCCTTCTCTAATTGTTTCACAATCTTAAAATAATCCTCATTACTCAAAACCTTTTCCGCAGCATCAAGCACTGTGTTATATCCGTTACAATAAGCCAGATCTGCAATTTGACTTATTATAAGTTTATTAATGTAATCCTCTTGCAACTTTAATAGTCTTTCTCGGCAACGGGATTTATTGAGTTCTCTATTCATGGCTATTCCTCCTTGATTAATTCAGGGTGATCGTAGATGTTAGCAACCACCCAAAGTTTATTGAATTTATCTAATCCGGGAACTACATGCTTATCGTATCTATTTATTAAATCCAAATCACGCATACTAGCAGCGCAGAAGTAGCCACGTTTTTCTATATATGCAACTATCTTAAGAGATGATCTATCCGCGACCAAATCACCTTCGTAGATTTCTTTGCCGATCCCATCGAATGATCCGGTGAACTGGCCTATGGTTTCAAGACATACCTCATACATACCGATACTTCTCCCTATTTCGATATCGTTTAAGGATGGAATGACGGCATATCTATCCTTTTCGATCTTAATGAGAGAGCCATACAGCCACTCTTCATCGTATATGCTTTTTTCCTCTGAATTTTATTGTACGATTCATATTTACTTCTCCGTTTTAAGTTCTTTCAATATTTTCTTCGCTATCTCATAATGATTCAACTGCCAACTAGTATAAACATCATCTGTATGTTCGTCGTAATGGTTGGCGTATACGTATGCATTCAAGTTTTCACGAAAGGATTCACCGTCTAAACCTGAATCATCACAATCATCGTACATATTCAATTCATGAGCTACCTCATTACATTCTTGATGTGTGACAAAGTCATAGATAGTTCCATCATAGACATTTGTCTGACGGACATATTTTTGTCCTATTGCTATCTTTTCACAACAAAACTCACACCTATGTTCTTTCTTGGCTGTTGGATAAGTTTCTCTTAGTATTGTTGGCATAATCATTTTCCTTTAAGTTTCTTCCTTGATTTATTTTGAGTATTTATTCTTCGGGGAATAATCCATCTGAAAATTTTATTAACGCTTCAACTTTTCCCAACTCAATCTCATAAGCATAAAACTCTTTATCAATAATCTCCATGAGCTCCTGAAAATCATTTGTATTATAATTCTGCTTTATAGATTCAACTACGTTTACTCCATCCGAAAACCAATCGGGATTAAGCTCTTTTAGCTTTCGCATAGCTGTTGGAATTTGATGTGTATAAAGGTTTTCGGAGAATATGAAATTTAGCATTTCATATACATCATCCATTTTTGTTGATAACCTCCCATCTAATATGGTAAAAGCCTTTTTAAGTGATACTCTCATTTCTTTATTGTTTTGAGCCTTTTCAGGCTACATCATTAATACTAATTTCTCCTTTCAAAACTCGCTCTACTTGTCTGTCGATTATCTCTTGAAATTCAATTTGGCAGATAAGAGAACAATCCGGTATAATCTCTTCCACTGGGTCACCTCGCCATGTTGGTAGTTCATCAAGGAAAATACGACCGTCTTTATCCTTTAGGCATGTTGCACCTACATCACGTTCAATCTGTGCTATCTCATTGAATACATTCGGGAAATCCTTCCGTATCTTGTTCCAGTATCCCATACCACCTTTCACGCAACCGATGCAGTTGTTGTTATTGTAACCCATCTTGTACATAGCGGGGATTTCAATACCGGCTTTCAAAAGCATTCCCATTGCATCCGGCTTCGTTATCTGCTTTTCAATAAGCGGGAATAGTGGTTTTGTGTCCGGGTACTGCTGTTTCAAGCGAATAGCCCGGTTAATCTCTTTCGGGTCATAATCAAATCCCCAAACTTGCCCGTCCCAACTTCCCAACTCCTTTTCCAATTTATACCGAACTTTCTTTTTCAGTTCAAGAGTACAAGCTGCTCCATGCGCACCATTAATAAATCCTTTCCGTAGCACATCGGCTACGCAAGTATATTTGTCGCTTCGAATGATGTGGATAGGTTGCCCGTACCACTTCTCACAATCTGCAAGGAATCGGGCGTTATCAGGATGTCCGGAGCCAGTTTCGATATAATAGAGATGCACATCTTCGTACAGGCTTAATGCTATTTTACAAGCGACTGCGGATGTTACACCGCAAGAAAACCACGCTATAATCATTTGATTCCTTTCTAAACAGTTTTGAGGGTTATTTTGCTTTCACAACAACATTGCGTAAGAAATTAGAGAACTCTGAACGCACGTCAAAGCAGGGACACGCCTTGATAAATTCTGCCGGTTCCACCTCACCCGAGCCATCCAGATCAGGTGAAGCATCCCGATGACCGAGCAGCTCGATGATATCATACTCTTTACAGAGCTTCGCTATCAATTCGCGCAATGCTGTTTTTTGCTCGACAGTACGGGTATCGGCCGGTCTTCCACTCGCGTCCATACCACCGATGTAGCAGATACCAATTGAATGCTTATTGTAAGATACACCGGAAAATCCCTTTGTATTACAATGAGCCCCATCAATAGAAAGTGGACGTCCATTCTCTACATGACCATCAAGGTCGACCACGAAATTATAACCGATCTGGTTAAAGCCTCTTTGTTTGTGCATACGATCTATATCCTTTGCACGTAAATCCTGCCCGGCACGTGTTGCCGAGCAGTGAATGATAATTGAGTCAATTGTTTTCATTGTCTTTATATTATTGAATTATAAATTAAAAACATTACCTTGTCTTTAGTTGCTTTTTCTTGAGCGCTTCGCCCAATTTCTCTTCGAACTCCGCAATGATGCAATCCGCATCACCACCATGTACCCAATTCTCTAAAACGGAGGAAAGGATTTCAATTGCTTGTTCTTTCTCCCATTTTGCGCCAGCTTTAAATCCGGACTTATAAATAACTTGTCCAACTATATTATATCCTTCAGCTCCTTGTTTAGCGGCTTCTTCTAATGTCTGTTTCATAAATTATTTATCGTTTTTTAATTCTTTAATATATCCGTATTCAATGCACCAACAAAGCATTTCATAAACTGCGTCAATCAATGAACTGTCAGTAAAATGCTTGATACAATCATTAACATCCTCTACGTTACGATATGCTATGGTATCCCTTTCAATCATCCATGAAAATAGAATCTGCTCATATGGCATTGGGTTTAGATAATGTGGCAGTTTGTTGAGAATGTCTTGCAAGTCGTAAGTAGGGACTATCTCCCAAAATGTACTATCTCTTTTTTGATTAATTACATCTTCATATATTTCAAGTTCCCATTCTTCCTCTATATTGCCATAAAAACAGCAATAACACATACTTGCATCACTTGTGTCCAATCCAAGTTCCTGCAAGTGCTTCATTTGCAAAATTGATAATACCTGTTTCATAAATTATTCATCTTGAAAATCATCAATCTCATATTCCCATTCCATTGCATCCGCTTCTCGAATATTATCACTAAGCCATTCTTTTGCGTTTTCAAGCTCATCATCCCATTCAGGTACATCACCACCTTCATCATAGGCTTTAGCTAATTCATTATAAACTTCGTCAGGGACTTCAACATTTCCAAGTCCAACTCGATAAGTTACTTTGACTGTTAAATCTTTAATATTCTTCATATTTCCTCCTCTCTATATTCAAAGGGACCGTCGTATCCCATTTCTTTAAGACGTTGTGTAAACTCTTCGACTGAATCATTATATATACCCCAATCTCCTTTGTCGTTGATAAACATTTGGTTGTTATCAGTATCATCTCTCAGTGCGGCAATAGCAAGGAACAGGGTTCTATTATATTTGCAATCATACGCAACCTCATCATCTGTAATATTGGATGCGAACGTTGTGAAATATACTCCATGTTCAGTATCTGTATATATTATATCGTGATGATTTGAGGAACCTGCGTTTTTATACCCTATATCTTCTAACTTCTTACGGAGTTCCTCCGTATTTTTTCTAATAAAACATGGTGTTGTAAATCCCATAGTTAGTTCCTTTCTGATTTGTTTTACTCTATTCGATTTAAAATTTCTTTCTGTATAACCTCTTTCGCATTAAAGTGAAAAAGTCCTTTTTTCAAACGTCTAACATCCTGCATCGACATTTCATTTATATAAAAGTAAAAGGCTTCATACTGATCACTGAAATTCTTAGCAAGAACATTATTAGGCTTGTTGTTCATGTTTCGTTCAATGGCGACAATCATACGCTTTGCATAGCCAGGAAACATCTTAAATTCAGTCCGCATCTGCTTGCATCCAGCAAGGGGGCAACCAACGCAACCATGACGGGAGAGATTGTAAGGCGCATCGTAATACTTGGAATATGGAAGCCCGTATTTCCGGATATATTTCCAAACATCAACTTCTGACCATGTTAGAATAGGAAGAATATGCTTTGCACCTTTCATCCACTTACGTATATCGCATTGCTCTGGTTCATATAATGCTCTAGATTGGCTTTCTCCTGCCCTCATTCCTTCGATGGTACGCTGACCGATACCGTATTGCTCCTTCAACTTTTCACAGCAAAAACGCCTCATTCTACTGGGTAGTCCTTTGTTTTCAACCAACTGAAAGAATGATTTCTTTGGATGAAGTATTTGAACATGTGAATAGTTCTTCTTTATAAAACTGATTGTGCCAGGTGGATCAACCGTTGTATTTGCGTAAAAAGCATTATACTTTATACCAGAACGCTCTGCAAGGTCAAGAATTACAACACTATCTTTGCCGCCAGAAAAGCCTAAACACATCGGATCGTCACGTTCCATGCTGCGAAGAAAGTCGATTGCTTGCTGCTCCTTTTTATTCATTTCTAATTTGTTATACTCCAATTATCTTATCGTTGATACGAAATATGTTGTCACTCACAAAATCGTATATTTTATACATCAGTTCTGGTTCTTGCTTTTCGGGAGAATAAACCATTACCCTTTTACCTGCACCTTTCATCCATCCGGCTTCTGTGTTGGCCGAGCGGCCACAAGGAAGAACCATAACGCAGACATCAGCCCACTGCATACCATTAAAATCTGAATCAAAACCTTTCTGCGCAATTGGGTGATTAAGTGCTTCTTGATATTGTTCAGTTGTCCAGTTCTGCCAATCAGGGTCTATATCAGACCATTGGAAACCACCATTCCCATGTGGGGGATTCTTAAAATCATAGACCTCATGTCCTAAATCACGGAGAATAGCTACAACGTCCTGTTGAAATACATTTCTCCAACTACTTGCTACATAAATCTTTGCCATATTATTATTCCTTTTTTATCTTATTATACGTTATTCAAATTCATCAAGTTCGTAAGAATCCTCGACGATTTCTTCTACTTCTTCTAAAAAGGCATCTACCAGGTAGGGCTCAGTTACTTTCTTCTGCATTCCGTTCTCCATTACCTTTTCGTAACGGATCTTACATTCAAACCATGTGTGCATTCCCATAATTATTTGTCTTTTTCAGGTTCGTCAATATATTTATCTGCAAAACGGTCAAGCGCTTTGATACACTTGTCCGGAAGCTGCTTTGCCGTATCATTCGTCTTGATATAGTCAATCGTGCCACCGACACCATAGATATAAAGCAGCTCCTTGGTCGTCGGAATAAAAATATTCGCCATTGCCGCTATTACACCACAGACAACAAAGCGCTTCAACCATTTGAAGAATACGTGTGCGCTGTCCTCATCATCGATTACATCACCCTCCGAAGCTGCCAGGACAAACAACATACCAAGGACAATTATCAAAGCTACAATCCATACGACCATCAAGGCGGTGGACAGGTTACCAACTACGGTCATCCAATAAATTTCATTCATAATGTAAAAAAATTAAATTATTAATATTTGAGGTTATTTTTTTTCTCTTCTCAGGTTCTTCATATTTCCAGCCGTTAAGCCGGTAGCATTCTTTGCGTGCTTCTTCACTGGTGGGGAATTCACCAACCTTGTCTACCTCGAGGATATCTCCTATCTCCAACCAGTGATAAACTGCCCACCGGCTACCGATGGGAGCATATGAGTATTTAGGACGCCTGATCTTCTTTCTTTGGTTCCACATAGAATGTTTCATCTTGTACTACGACCATACCACATTTAGCCAATTTTTCTGCTACCTCTTCCTTGTCGTCGTCACCGCAGCGATCTATCAGCAGCTTGATGAAGGCAAGGAGACAGTCTGAGTCGTTTCCGAAGTTTTCCTGGGTGGAGAACTGGGTCTTGTCTACATCTTGTTTCAGCCGGCGTATAGCTGCTATCGCCGTGTTGAAATTGTGCTTGGCATCGTAACGCAAATCATAGCCCTGTTTTTTCATTTCACTTCTCATGTCAAGGAGAAGATTTCTACGACATCTGTCAACACATACGTCAGGTTGAGAGTCGTATTAAGATCTGTTGTTCCTATTAGCATGATTTATGTGTTATAACATTAAACATTTCTTTTGCTATCTGACGTGTAAAACTTATCAAGATTCTCCTTTTGCTTGACGAACTTTCTTTGACATAGCATTTCAGATATACTGTTGGAAAGCTCCAAAGCCTTTATAGCTTCTTCATCGCCATCTTTAGCTCTTGATTCAAGTTCAGCACGATATTCCTCATAAAACAAGCCATTCGTCGGCTTGGCTTCTTCTGCATTGTGAGCTTTATGTTCGTTATATGACTGATTATCAGCAGTAGAGCAACGCTCTTTATTGTATTCCTTAAACCAGCTCATAATAACTTGACCGTCAATGCGATTATATATCTTGCCATACTTCATCTTCATAGCATTTTTAAAGCACAACTTGATATCGTCCAGTTTCATGTATGCATATTCCTCAATAATCAGATCTACGGTCATTGCAACTTGGACATCAGACATCGTTTCTGCTGCATTGAAGAATTCTAATGCGTCAGCTAGTAGATATACTACTGCTGCACGAGCTTTTGTCTCTCCAAGATTCTTAATTATAGTCCCAATCAAAGGTTCATGGGAAAGAAATACGTCTTCAATCCTTCTTGGATTCAGCGCCTTGCAGTATTGCTCCGGCGAGTTGCTTAAGGCGGCTAACTGACTCCCTTCTTGTTGTCGCAGTATCAGCTCGTTTTCCATTATAATTTCCCTCCAGTATCTTTGTATAATTAGCTTGTTTAAATATCCAATCAAAATCACATTTCCAGTTGTGGTCATTGCCCCCGAGGAGAAAAGAACTTTGAAGCACAAGGTTAAATACAGTTCTAATGCTTTCTTTGCCGTATTGGGCTATACGTGCTTTTACTGCTTTCTTCCGTGTTTCGGTCATTGATTTTATAGCCGGAAGCTTATCTCTAAACAAGCTATTATACCAATTCATCAAACCTACCCAATCAATTTTTTGGGAGTGGGACAAAGAAAGCTCGTCTTTCTTTTCTTCTCCGTTAGGAGAAGTTTCTTTATTATTTTCCTTTTCTTTTCTTTTCTTTCTATTTACTTTTACTTTACTTTTACTTTGTTCATTATCGCTATGATTAATTGAATTATTTGTGCAATTAATTGAATTGTTTGCACAATTAATTAAATATTCGGGGATAATAGTCGTTTCTTTGCGTTGATAAGTAGCAAGAAGAAATCTCTTTTGAATGCCAGAAGATGTGAGTATTTTATATTTCTCATAAAGTTCCTGATCGAAAAAACCAACCTGTAATGATTTTATCAAAACTTCTTTTACTGCGCCCTCGGAAACCCCAACTGTGTCAGCAATAACAAAAGGCAAATCTTCGTCCCACAAAATGTAATACCCTTCATCCTTGTAGATATTACACAGCAGGCAAATAAGTATAGAAGTAGATTGAGACCCACAGGCCCGTGATATCTTTCTTATCTTAACATCTGTAAAGAAACCAACATCCATAGGGAAATAATCTATTCCCTGCTTTGTAGGTCTTCCAGCCATAATATGTTTAATTAATACGCATGAATACAATTTCTCTTACTATCAGCGACAAAACGCCGTTTGAGTATAAAACAGTAGGCAACACGTGGATTTCCCTTGGCTGTGGGAACAATAGTTCCATTATTGCATTTTGCGCAAGTATCTGGGCGGATAACTTGCTTGTCTGATTTCTTTTTCATGATTAATATTGTTGTAGGGCTACTGGTAGGTAGCCCTGTTGGTTACATCAAAAAGGAATACCCGCATCTTCATAAAAACGACATTCTTCATTCATGTTAGGCATTATTTTTTGAGAAATACTCATTATCAATTCTTGCCTTTCTTTGCTAAATGTCCTAATCTTCGGATGACACATTACCTTACCATCTATATTGCATGTGAATTTGCGACGAGGTCTTACTCCTGTAAATTCTTCATCGGTGTTGCTATACTCTACAGCTTTCACCAAAAGATGTTTGCATCCTATACAATATGATCTGTTTAGAGGATTAAACCTACACTTATCCTCATGCAATGTCATAGCACCCTTACTAAGGGAGATTTTCTTGCAATGTTCACAGTGGTATACCGTTCGTACATCTATTTTCATTTTATGCTACTTTTAATTTATTAAATTTGTTAATAAAATAGACTTGCCCTTCTCCGGTTACATATTAGAGTTACTCCATCTCTTCCTTCGTATGAGATACCCATTATCTACCATCCATTCATATAGCCTTATTTCCCCTATTTTATGTCCATTTTGCGTAATAAGCTTCGCTAAATCTGAAATAAGGATATTCGTATTGCTTATTTTTACACTTTCCGTGAAAATGACCGCAGGTCGTTGAAATTCGTTCAGTTCTTTCAGCGACTGATTTTCTAAAACGATCTTTTGTTTCTCTTCACGTTCGCTCTTTAATTGAGTGGCAAGACTGATAACTAGATCGGGGTTATTAATCATCTGCTCCAAGGTAGGCTGCGTGGCGGTCATACCGTATTTAAGTAGTTCGTCCACTCTCATATCCACCCATACAGCTAAATCGGAATTTAGTTTTTGAGCGACACGGATAGCGACAAGACGGTGCGCCCAAGTGCCGGGGTTGTCTCCACCTCTCTTAACTGTCAGTAAATCAGCCAAACTAAAATTTTTTAGTTTGGAAAGAGATGCACAATACTCGTTGATTTCCTGCGAGTTAACAATTGTAGATAGGTTCTTCTCCGGATAGGCTTTCGCCATAGCTGTAAGGTTCACCATTACATCATCTCCTTTTTCAAAAGGAATTTGATTACCGTTGTAATCGAATTTGATAATTGAAGCATTCATAATATCGCAATTTTATTTTTTATTCAACAAACACTAAGGCTACATCTTCGTGCATCCAAGTGCCGCCATTATCACCATAGATAACTTGCACTAAATCAGACGAGAGGATTTTTCTCACCTCGCTTAATGCTTTGACATACGTCTTCGTTTGCTCTGTTTTCAAAAAATCTTTTGGCGATTTCCCGAAAGGCTTAGCCATTTCGGTTGCATTTACCATTACATTATCACCTCTATGAAAAGTGATAGGGCTTCCATTGTATTGGAAAATTTGATTAGTATTCATATTATTTGATTTTAGATTTTACTTTAATAGAAAAGCTTCTCTCCCTTTTTGCGGAAAGTGAGGTAGCCCACATATAGGCTACCAAGCACGATTAATATTTCAATCATGGCTATTATCTTTTAATTATCCCTGTCCTTCTATATTCTTCCCATTTATCGTACTGTTTCGTTTTAACGAGATAATGGAAACACGAACACTTTAGCTCTACTTCCTGTCGCTCGATTATTCTAGTCCATCGGAGCGCTTCCCTTGTTCGTTCAAGCTCTTTTTCAAGAGCCGCTATTCTTCGTTTGTCTGCTGCGCTTGATTTGGATACTTTTGGTAGCATTTCGGCTGTCTTGTGGAACACTTCACGATACACATCGAATACAGGACGAACCTTGCGGGCGATGAAGTATTCAAGGCAGGAGACGGAGAGATAGTAGTCAATCTTATTTTGCCCGCCTCTCGTTCGCTCACCATTTTGGGCGAGCGGCTGATAATCAACGCCTTCTATGAAATTTTCTTTTAAAGCTCGTACAGCCTTATCTTTTGCTGAATAGCACAACATCCAACAACTATCAAGGTTTACAGGATAGGTTATTTCCATTTTGGAAATAGCCAGAATAGTTTTGAAATAACGTTTGATTTCTTCGGTTGAAGAAGATAATGATAAGATGCACGTGTCGTGTGCAGACGTGAGTCTACAATTTACTATACTTCGATTGCTACTCAATTTCATTGGACTTGGCATGTGATGAAATTTGAGTTATTAAAATAAGAAAGGCTATCGCCTCACGAACCGCCAAGTCCAAGTTATTACATAATTGTAGTAACTCATGTGAGTGATAGCCCCTATATCTTGCAATATAAACGCAAAGCATAGCCACAAAAATAGCTACTACAAATTATGTCTAATACATGAACTTGGCGTGTTCACCGCAAAGATACACTCAAATTTCAAAATACCAAATGAAAATCTTATTTTTCTGCTAAGTAACCATTCACAACTTCTATAAACTCCTTCAAAGACCGGCAGACAACATACTTCGCTCCTATACTATCAAATTCCTTTTGATAGGCTTTTTGGTGATCGCTTTGTCTTCCTGTCCTAGTCTTTAATTCAATTCCCATAAAAGGATAATACTTGTTAGGGATTAACATAAGTAAGTCAGGGAAACCGGCACGTACTCCCATCTGTTTAAACTTTGCAGCTTCGATAGCATTCCGTTTACCGCCATTAGGAGAATGATGCAACCTTAGCCTATATTGAGGATATTGTAAATCGAACCAGCAAACACAAGCTCTTTGCAAATCATCCTCTTCATGTTTTGGCTTCTTGCGGATATTCTTACCGCAGTACTGGGCTTTCATTTCTTCGAATGTCATATCAACCTTTCTCCTTACTCCTTTGGAGTTTCTTTCTAGTTTTACGAATCATATCTTCATCTCTCAAATTGTACCCTCTAATGAGGATTTCTGACGTTTTCAAGCACCGGACTATCGTCTGGTATTCTTGTTTGGTGCTTGTTATTTTCATGTGGGACAAGCAGGAGTCGAACCTGCACAAGTATCGTCCGGATAGGTTTTCGACTAATTTACTCACACATCCCCGGCACCGGTCTTGATGACATCCATTCTTATGTACACTTAGAATTTCCGTTCATTCAGTCTTAGCGCCCTATGACCATTTTGTCCCTTGTTCGCCCGCCAATCTTCACAGACAAGCAGGCTGGGGTAAAAAGGTTAACAAAGCTATCTCAATAGCTCGCTCTTACGGATTATAGCCCTACCAGTGACGATAGTATTCTCCGTATTGTGAGATAATGTACTTTGCTTAATTCCTATCTGATCCTCGGACAAATGGCGAAATATACCCGTTACCGAACTGAAATAATAGTTCCGCTTCTCGAAGATCAGGTAAACATGGATTACTTTAGTTCTACGCATTTCGCATAACTTTTATTTCAAACCTTCCAAATAGCTGTTATTTGGAATTAAATGTAATTCTTGTTTTTTTGAATTTCTATCTCCATCAACTGCAAAAGTCGTTCCTCGTCTGGGCTGGGGAGATATATCCCAGCTTCCCCAGAGCTCCAGTTTCTAAAACGAGTAATTGCATTACTCATTTCTTCCGTATCCAATTCGGCAGAACTACGAAGAATTTTAATGTTACCCAAATACTTATCAGAAACTTCCTTTATGAATATGTCTTTATTGCATAATATCTTGAAATATTTCTGCTTCACATATTCTAAAGTATTTCCCGTCTCAGAAGCAAAGTACCCTAAAATTACATGAAGGTATCTATTTTGCCTGTCAGTACGTATTGGCTTCTTTTCTGTTAATTCTACTATTTTCCCGTTTTTAACAAGCAAAGCGGAACGAGATTTAAACTGTTCCGCTTGTAATGGATTAGAAAGATCGTACAACATGATTTATAATTTACTGTAAATCATTATTAGCCATGATATTATCATATAGATTCCTGATATGATATATCTGTCATCACGCTTTCCTCTAAAATTTATCAGAATAGCTATCGCCAACACTGATAAGGCACATAACCGCATTGCTAACATAGGTCAAAAAGGAAGGTCGTCATCAGGTGAAACACTGGGAGCTGAATCAACCTGTTCCATACTTGGAGCACTTGGTTGTGGATTATAAGTTTGCAAGTCACCCAAGAAGTAATTTACCCCATCTTTTCTTTCTTCCTTTTTAGGAGAACAGGATACATAGTGTGTGTAAGTGTTACTTCCAAATGTAGCAGGTTCCTTACGCTCTCCTACCCATATATTCAGGAAAATACGCTCTTTACCATCTTTACACATTACTTTTTTCATCTGCTCACGGGGAATATCCGAGAGGCAGATGCTACCAAATAAACTACTCATATTACTTACTTTTTAAATGTTATACTATACGATGTTGTACTTTGTTTACATGGAGGATTTAAGGTAAAAACTTCTCCACTATCTTCGTCAATTTCAGTTTTAGGCTTAGAAATTGCTTTTAAAAAAGTCTCCCTGTCTTTACATTGCTGGTTTATTTCTTCCCTCTGTTTAATAAGACGACTATATACAGGATCATTGCAAATGGAAAAATCATATGTAACACCAATTTCCTTTATTTGAATTACTGCACCTAAATAGCTGGGAGACTCACCTTTCCCATATTTCTCGCATTCTTGTATTACTGCATCTTTTATGTTTTCATCCTTTAAAAACGTCTTTATTGTTTCAGAAATACTTTTCATCTGAACCACTGCATCAATCGGATTTATATCACCATCAATAACTTTGGAAATAAAAGCATTAGCCATTTCTTTCTGTTCCGTCTTGGAAGATGGGATTCTGTTGATTATTAGTTTATTACTCATTGCAGATTATGATTTACTTTATATTGATAATAATTTTCGGAAATCTTATTTATGTCATCATTCGTACATCTATAATTCTTCTCTATCAAATTAATTATAGAAAAACGTTGTTTATTTTCTCTTGCAAAAGATTCATTCCTATAAATCCATTTCATCAAATCTTCTCTTCCGAGAAGAGAAGCGTTTAAAACTTTGCGATTATCATTTTCTATTTGTGATTTATTATACTTGGTAGAATCATTGTCCCAATACACATCAGCAGCCATACCCAAAGCCTTGCAAGAAACAGATATAGCGTCAGTTAAAGCCATTTTATAACATTCGTCTGACGTATATGCTCCATTCTTTTCGTTAACAACAAATGAAGCTCCTCCAACCCCCTGTATTCCTTCACTCCACTCACCATTATATTTGACGAAAAGGTTGATATGCACAAAGCTTGATATTTCTCCATTTGCACCTTGTTCATTCCACATTTTTATAATCTCATAACGCCAACCAAATCCGCAAGGGCCAAACTGTTCTGTTAGAGTTTTAATTCTCCACATAGGATTGATATCTGTCTTTCCTTTTAAACGACCTGCTGAAATTGTTTTTTTAGCATTGTCTGGAACTTGCCTTATCTTATCGTAAAGTTCAAGACAATTATCATTCCATTCCTTCATATCATATATTATTTAAAGTGGTTAAAATAGTTCCCGGATACCGAATCAACGGACACCGGGATTAAATCAAGATAATTTGCGGATAACCTCACCGCCGTACGAATTTCTAGTTAGTTCTATAAACTCATAGACGGTAAACTTATCATTATCTACATCTATACCTTTATCCCTACAAAAAGACTCTCTCCCAGCTTTACAGCTCCCAGTAAGCACATGATGCCATATAAATAATTCCTTAGCAGAGTATTTTTTTGAAAAGTCAGAAAAATGCTCTTTAAACTTATCAATTCTTTCCTCTTCTGTACTATCATCATAAAGCTTTTCTTGCAAAGATTCAAATGCCTCGTGTAGAGTATTACCATGAGAAAACTGATCATTCCCTTTTACTATAAAACAAGGAGTAAGAGATAAGTCGGAACCGAGGATAAATCCTTTTGCAATGTTACCTTTTACATTTGTAATTATAGTAGGTATATTATCTACTATATAAATAGTATTCCCATTTACAGATTTTATGTCATAGCCATAGCCATAGCCATAGCCATAGCCAGAGCCATAGCCAGAGCCATCGCC